ACTACTTTACCTAATTGGAGAAAAATACAACTGTTATGACTGTTATACAAAATTCTCCAGAGCCCTAAACCTAAAAATGAATGAACACAAATTGGACAAACTTATTTTTGAAGCAACATGTAGTGAATGCAAACAAGCTTGGATTAAGAAATGTGATTTATTTTGGGCAAACGAATTAAAAGAAATTAACAACAGAGGAAAAGTAATTAAACCAAAATTTATTAAGTTCAATAAACATTAAGCTAATGTCAAACCAAAATTTTCTTGACTAGTAGCAAAACAAGGTTTAAAAGACACAGAAGCAGCAATAGACATAGTATGTTCAAATACTAAAACAATATCTCCAGGAGTATTAATAGGTTTTTCAAATCCAAACATTACAGTTTCACCAAGTTTTGAACGATAACTCTTGACTCCAGGGAAAAACTGCAAAGCATCAAGAAAACTATTCAAATTTTTATCATAGCGAGCACCAAACATGTGACTTTTATATTCAGCTGGATTCAATCCAACACTTCCAACCTTTGAACAACCAACAATACTAGAACGTAACGGCAATTCAGTAAATTTCACATTAGTGGCAGTTTCAGCTTGTACACCATACTGATAATCAGGAGTCACTTCAAAAGCAGGTGTGACACGACCTTGTGTTACAATAGCTTGACCCTTAACTTTATAAGAACGACCAATAATTGGTTCAGCATCCAAATCCAATATGGTCCCACCAACTGCTTCGCCACTACTATTATTTCTGATTTTAAGAGAACATTCAGTTAATAAATGAACTTTAGCCTTCGACATATCCATTTCCCATGCAATATTATCAGGCCCTTTAGGCAACACTTGATGTAAATTCAAAGTACAATGTGGATTAAAACTTGGCAAAGTTGTGTACCAAGTATAAAAAGCATCAGCAAATAAACCAACAATAGTACTAAAAGTGTGTCCAGTAGAATACGAATAACTAAAATATTCACTCAATGAATCTGTTTGTTGATCTTTATAAAAAAAATGCAACTCAAATACAGGTGAAGTAGTATAGGGAGTCGGAGGCAAAGAAGATGGATCAGAAACTACCCAACCTAACGCAGAGCGCAAAATTTGTTTCAAAAATCCTCCGGCAACAGCATACAAAACAGCACGAGTAGGCATAGACGTATGAGCAATATAACAAGCATGTTGATCACTAACATTGCCAACATACTCATGTTTAGTAACAAATCCAGGATACGACATCTTATTAAATTTGTTCAATTGTTTGTTAACAACATTTCCTTCCATAAAATTCGCAACACCTTTGTCAGTAACTTTCCCTTTGCTAGCGCGAACTCTTACTGTATCAGTGCTAGCTGTAGCAATTGATACAGAACGATCAGCAGGACGAGCAGAACGAGAACGAGAACGACTAACACTCTCCGTCTTTGACCTGCGAGATGGAGAACGAGATCGGCTGATTGACATGGGCTTAACGCCTCTGGAACGAGAACGTGGAGTGTTTTGCATACTTGGGCGCCTATTTCTGGGTGTGGTACTTCTTCCGCGGGTAACATGTGCAGGTGGCATTTTTCTTTTTTTTTCAGGAATGAAATCTCTAGAATGTTGACGCCAACTTAATCTTTTTTGACCTGCACGACGATACTTTTCAACATGATAAGCAGTTTCGGCACCACGTAACAATGCACCAAATTCACCAGCAGTTATCATTTATTTTCAAAAAGGAAAATGAACTACTGTTAACCTTCGCATTAACGCATCTCTTGTTTGCTCGTCCAAATCGGGGTACCATTTACGGGGGTCCAAGTTCGAGGTAATCCAAATCTTTTCTGCGCACAATACTGCCGAGCTTCCTTTAACCTCAACAAGAACCGGATATCTGTCGAACCATCTGAGCACGTTTGAGATATTAATGACACCACGAAATTCATCGATAACAACATGTTTATGACCAGAATATCCGTCCCAAAATTTCGTATTGGGGTCCTTAGGATAAGCTTGTAACCCAGCTTCATCCCATGCTCTTCTTGATTTACCAGTTCCAGTGGCGCCCCAGAATACATGTACTTCGCGTTCAATGCCAACAGGTTTACTATTATCGACTGCGATTCTTTTGAGGCTGTTGTAACATCGAATGTAAACATCTGATGGAATACTATCCAACTCTCCTTTCTGAGCGCTTGATTTAATTGCATCCCAGTCTTTAGATTGATCACGACGCATTCTGAGCTGGCCCAACTCAAATTGGGTACTTTCAATTCTAGTATCTGCTTTCCACACATATTCCAATGCTGCATCACTTCTTGTGGGTTCACAATGGCAAGGTCCATAAATTCCCGTGACAAAATTGAGACTTTTCGGTTTTGAGAAGACAACAACCATCTGCCAGTGCAAAAATCCACTTGACTCTCCCCTCTCCAATTGTCCACGGACATACTGAACTTGTTCATGCAAGAATGGAGTATAGGCATTATGAGGTATAGTAAGAATCCAATAACGAGCTTGTCTCATATTTATTTAAATTTTTTGCTCGCTATTTATACTTTTTACTCTAATACGAGGCGCGGGGTATGATCCCTTTAGAGAGAGAACGACTTGTACGCCTCTTTTACAATTGAGTCGTGAGTCGTCGATGTATGTAGGTAATACTATGACTCACTTTAGGTGACTCAGTCTACATACATCTATACTTTTACCTGCGGTGCTCATAAAACATTATAAGCGCCACATCAAAGATATGGCGCGCCCCACATTGAAGCCACAGATGATAAGCCACATCAAAGATATGGCTTAGCGCCGTGGCTGAATGTGGTGCATTTAAAATATAACAATACTAGGGTACGGTGGTCGCAAGCGTTGGGGCAGCGAGGAAGGCTAGGGTCAGCCAGGCTCAACTGCGCCACCGTCTGCGCCACCCCCTGACTAAAGATCAGGGGAGTGGCGAAGCACCTATATGGCGCATTTTCGTATATGATATGATGAGTAATATGATGTAATTACCCCTGACTAAGGTTGATTCTGATTGGTCAATTTATAAACCCCAACCCACCTTCAACCATTTTTGCATAAAGGTAAAATTTCAAATGTAAAAAATACTAAAAACAATGAACTCCCCTAACTTACCTAACGAACTACTTTACCTAATTGGAGAAAAATACAACTGTTATGACTGTTATACAAAATTCTCCAGAGCCCTAAACCTAAAAATGAATGAACACAAATTGGACAAACTTATTTTTGAAGCAACATGT